AAAACGAAAACAAAAGCGGTAATAAGCGAAAAAATGAAACCAAAGACTGTTAAAAATAAGGGAGCCGCTATAGTTGATCACATCCGCAATGCTATGTCTTTGACAAGGGGTAGGCTTGCACAAGCACTAGACCCAAATAGAGATATTGATAGGGAGTGTGGCTACCCTACAGACATATCCTGTAAACAGTATAGAAAGATATACGACAGGGAAGGACTTGGTAAGCGTGTGGTTGATATTTACCCAGAAGCTTGTTGGGCTTCTGACCCTATCATTACTGATGGGGGTAGTATTACTGAAAAAGATACAGATTTTTGTAAAGACTGGCAAAGACTAGTCAAGGAGCACAAACTATACCATTACCTACACAGGGCAGACGAGCTATCTGGAATAGGGCATTTTGGTGTCATTGTTTTAGGTATAGCGGATGGAAAGCCATTAGACCAACCAGTGTCTGGGGTAAACCCTGTGACAGGAGAGCCTACAGGTACACTTTCTCACGAACTGTCATACATTAAGGTATTTAGTGAAGAAAATATACAAATAACTGCACAAGAGACAGACACTAGAAGTAGTCGGTACGGTATGCCGACTATGTACCAATTAGCAGTAAGTGACGTAGAAGCTGCTAATTCAAAAACAGCACTATCTACCCTACCAAACATAAATGTCCATTGGACGAGAGTAGTGCATTTGGCGGATAATAGGAAAGACAGCGACATATATGGGACACCACGTATGCAGTCTGTTTACAACCGTATATATGATCTGCGTAAAGTTTTATCAGGTGCAGGAGAGATGTTCTGGAAAGGTGGGTTTCCAGGGTTAAGTTTTGAGGCTTTGCCTGATTTACAAGATGCTGAAATAGATCAAGAAAGTATTGCTGAGGAGGTATCCAAGTATTATGAAGGGTTGCAGAGGTACATTGCCTTGAAGGGAATGACCACCAAAAGCTTATCTCCACAGATAGCAGACCCTTCTAGCCATGTGGAGGTTATGCTTAAGGTTATAGCTATTGCTTTGGGGATACCACATAGGATATTTGCAGGAGCAGAAGAAAGCCGTTTGTCCAGTAGCCAAGATGCTAGGGCATGGAATAAACGTGTAGCCACAAGACGCAGTAAGTACGTAGAGCCCATGGTACTAATACCATTTGTGGATTTGTTGATAAAATATGGTATTTTAGTTGCGCCTAAAGGTGGTGAATACGCTGCTTATTGGGAACCGCTTGATACTGTAACAGAAGAAGACAAAGCAAACATTGCTAGTAAGAAAACAGATGCCTTGGCTAAATATGTTTCTAATAATATAGAAACAATTATGATGCTTAGTGACTACCTAGTACACATTCTAAAAATTGATAGGAAAGTTGCTGATGAGATTGCACAAAATGCACTAGACAATGACGACAACCATACACTAGAAGAGTATCTAAAAGGAACGGCTGCTGGCGCTGGTACAGCACAATCGTCATCCCCTGATTCAGATGAAGATAAAAGGACTAAGACCTCTTCAGAGTGATCCATCAAGAACAGTGACCCTTCGTAGGGTTATGTGGTCGCAGTTACGTAAGCAATATTCTGCCCTTTATAGTGATATAAAGGAACAGGTCGTGGATAATGATGCCCTAGGGCTTACAACCAAGAATCCACTAGCTAATAATGAATATTGGGGGTACCTTAATACGCCTGATAAAATCGATGCTTTTATGGCATGGTTAGATGGTAGAGTGCAGTCTGGCCTATTGTCTGTTGATTGGCATAGGGGTATTATCGAAAGTGCCCATAAGCAGGGATTAGGTAGGGCTTACCAAGATGCTAAAAGTAGCAACATAGTGTCTATAGGAGATGATGTCTTTTCTGCCACAAGAGAAAGTTTTATAGGGTTGGCTCTGACACAACCACAAACCATAGACACAATTTCAGTTGTATTTGGGCAAAGCTATGAAGCACTAAAAGGGATAAATGCTTCTATGGCTACTAGTATTAGGAGCACATTAGCCGACCACTTAGTAAAAGGTTCCCCTATTGGTGTTGTATCGAAAAGTCTAAGAGATACTGTGCAGAACTTTTCGGCTAACAGGGCAAGGTTATTTGCCCAAACAGAGATAATAAGGGCACACGCTGAGGGGCAATTAGATAGTTTTTCTTTGTTGGGTGTAGAAGAAGTTGGTGCCTTAGTTGAATGGTCTACTGCTGGCGATGGTAGGGTATGCACATTGTGTAACGAGATGAGCGGCAAACGCTACAAAATCAAGGAAGCAAGGGGGCTTATACCTAGACACCCAGGATGCAGATGTACATGGGTACCATACATTCCAACAGAATAATGAAAAAGTCATTAAAAGAAAAAATACTAAGCTATAACAACACAGGAGTATCCATTAAGTGGATATCTTCTCGGTTAGGTTTAGATGAGTCTTATGTACAGTCAGTTATAGATGGTACAGACACAGAAGAAGATAGTCAAAAAGAAGATACTGTTAAAGAGGAGCATTTTGAAGAAACCCCTACTACGGTAAAAGACCAAATCAACCAAGACTTTATAGAGCTGTGTGCCTTAAATAATGAAACAGCTAGGCGTTTGATAGAACTGAATCATAAACTAGCACAAGGTATTGTGTCGGAAGATGCTTTGATGGAATATTTACTAGATAAGCACAGTTCATTCGAAGGTAGTAACTTGTTTGAGTTTTTTGTGGATAGTTTATTGTCTGACTTTATCATCATAAAAAAATAAAAATAAACCTTGCAATACGGAATAAACCCTACTATAGAATAAAATAAGATGAATAGTTCAACTACAAAAATGGCCTTTAACAATTCAGTTGCCTTGGAAGCTGGGCCAACAGAAGTTCTGATAACGCTCAATGCTAATATATCAGAAGTTACTATCCGAAATGAACTTTTAGAAGGTGAAGAGCACTGGGTTGTACCATGTGTAATGGCTGTTGAGGGTGTGTTGGCCGCTAACCTAGGAGCCCTGTATTACCCAGAAGAAGAACTATCTAAGAAGGTTAGTGCATGGAATCACAAGCCTGTGGTTGTTTACCACCCATCTAAGCCTGTTTCTGCATGTGACCCTATGATCTTAAATGCACAAAAGATCGGGGTTATTTTGAATACTTCTTATTCAAATTCTAAGCTAAAAGCAGAGCTTTGGATTAATAAGGAACGTGCGGATGACGTAGATAGCCGTATCCGTGATGCCGTAGAGAATAAAACAACACTTGAAGTTTCTACAGGTCTTGAAGTAGAGATAGAAGAAACTGCTGGTGTGTTTAATAGCAAAGACTATATTGGCATTGCAAGAAACTACACACCAGATCATCTAGCCATCCTACCCGACCAAGTTGGTGCTTCTAGTATCAAAGATGGTGCAGGATTTATCCAAAACAGCAAAGGCGAGGACATTACTGAAAAGGTAGTGCGTATGATGGGTGCACATGGACTTAGCCTTAACGAGCTTAGTCATAGCGAGGTTAGCCGCAAGCTTTATGATGCCCTTAGTATGCGTTTCAAGGAACTAGAAAAGGAAAAACTAGATTCTTATGGGGTTGCATCAGACTGTGAAAAACACCATTGCTACGGTATTTGGGTAGTTGAGGTGTATGATGAGTATTTTATATACGAATCTGGGAATAAGTACTATAAACTATCTTACACACAATCAGGGGACACAATCACCATTGGGGAAACTCCTGAAAAAGTAGAACGAAAAATTTCATACGTGGCAACAAATGCCTCAGCGAAAGAAACCAATAAAATACAAAATAATATGAATCGAAAAGATAAAGTAACGGCCCTTATCGCTAACGGTTCCTTTACTGAGGAAGACCGCGAAATGCTAGAGGGTATGAGTGATGCATCGTTTGAACGCATCGACACGCTGGCAACTAATGCCGCTTCTGCGCAAAAGCAGGAAAAAGATGAACCAAAGGATGACAGTAAAAATCAGGTTGCTGCTAATGCCGATACACCAAAGGTACCTACACTGGATGAGTATATTAGTAATGCACCAGAAGAGGTTCGCACTGTTATCAACGAAGGTATTAGTTCCTTGAATAAGGAAAAGACTGATCTTATTACATCTATTGTTGCTAATAAGAACAACTCTTTTGAAGAGGCTGAGCTTAAGGTAATGTCTTTGAACCAGCTTCGTAAGATGGCT